CAACTCCACATTTTTCTTAGTAAGCTCACCCAATTCGTAGTATAGAGCTATATATGACCCACATTCTTTACATTTAAGACCTGAAAGTGAGAACATTGACCCATCACTATCTTCTTGTATGAGTTCGCCTTCTGAAACAAGATTTTCTATCAATGAACAATCTATAATGTGCTTCACACCATTTTCTTCACAACTCATTTTGATTCATCCTCTTTGTACACAATTAATGGCATGTGTTTGTCCACAAGTCTTATTATCATACCTGTCCATGAATGATTCCAATCACCACTATGAATTTCTTCTAATATAGATTCAAACGTCTCAACACGTTTTGCAAAGTATTCATAGTCCTTAATCTCGGTCATTTAAACACTCCATTCTTGCTATACCTGCTTCATTCTCACAATCTTCACATAAATCATCATCATTAAGCCACTCTACTTCATTCTCACAATTCTCACAAATATTTTCTTCTTCCATAATATAAGTATCATTCCGTGACATATAAGTCTTTAAGGATTTCCATAACGCTGTTATAAAATCTTTGGTCATGGAAAAGGTGGGGGATTTTGAGTGTTCAATTTGCTGATTTAGAGCCACGCTTGATACCTTCATAATACCCTCACCATATTGATAGCCTATATCTTTCCCCATACTATAAGTATCATTCCATAACATATAAGTCCTTACCTCTACACTAAACACCGTTATATTATCATACTTATTGTTATATATACTGACATTTTGATTCATAGACGCAGCACACATACACCGTACGTACGTACGTAAATAAGCCAAGGCAATTTAGTTTAATACAGTTGTACGTACCGTACTACGTATCATGAAAGAAATGAACTTGATGTCACGCAGCCCTGTACGTACGTACTATGTACAGTACTATAAGTACGTGCGCAGCCTACCGTGGAATGCGCCTCATCCCTTCTAGGATAGCCTCGCCACTGTTCGCCTTGCTCGTGTACAAATGAGGGGGCTTTCGCCCCCATGATAAGATGTAGTTTGTATTTCTCTGCTTGGTTCTAATGGTGCAATCAGTCCTTGGTACTCTACATACTAGATCACTATAAAAAAAATGGAGTGAGGATAGTTTCCTATCCATCACATTTAACCTCCCACTTGACACACACCACAGTACAACCAAGTCTTGTAGTGTGGGGCTCTTGTCTTTATCTCAGTCTCAGATTGCATCTCAACAATCATGAACTTAGAAGGTTGTCCACAGTCAGCACACATTCCCCATGGAAATAGCCCAATGTACTCAACTGTGCGTTTGCCTGTCCCTACATTGAAGAAGACTCTATGACCTAATGGTATCTTACCATAGAAGTTTCTCATGTATTCCTCATGAAGAGAGCCCTCAACATGGACATCATCGTTTACACTTGCCACTATATATCACCTCCTCTCACGTGTACAAGTAATGAGTAAAAAAAAGGGGAGAGTAAGAGGTATTACTCTGATAGCCTAAAGGCTTCTACCTCTTTCCTCTTGATCGAGCCTTGCTTGCTCTTGTTCCCACTCTGGAACCTCTTCCACATTCGAGGTTGCGACTAAGAGGGCGTCTTCCTCTTCCTTCATAACCTCGATGTCGAACACACTTCTGCCGTAGTCCATGAGTTCGATGATGTCTTCCTGACTCATCTTCCAATAACTCATTAGCCTCATTACTACGGCTCTTTCTTTTGGGTCAAAATCATCCAACCACTCTGCTTGGAGATACTTGTTCATCACATCATCCGATTGTTTGTCTTCAGTTATGATGACATCACGACCTCTGCCTACAATGCTAGTGTCAAACATACTTCCATACATATAACCCTGTGCTTGAGGCAAGAATAGATCGTTACTACATGAGTTCTTCTCATGCTTGACCCATCCACTACCATACTTCACAATACCATTGCTAGTTAGTACTGCTATCTTGTTCCATGTCTTACCTACTAATTTACTTAGTACGTTATGACCTAGGTGGAATGACAAGAATGCCATTACTCTGCTATCAGAGTACTCTCCCTTTGGAAGAGGGATTGGTACCTTTTGTTCTTTCATGAACTCGATGAGATACTCTGCCCATTCTGACCACGTGCCATTATGGAATAACAATTCACTATCCGTATTGGATACCTTCATGTTGAGTTTCACATCCTCAGTGATTTCAAAAGGATGGCATAGTTGAGGTTTAACCTTTCCAACACTGGCTATCCTGAAGTGAATGATAGCTGTCTGGACGTTGGAAGGTACTAACTTATTGCAGATGAGTTTCCATATCCTCTTAGCCTTGATACCCTTGGCATAACTCTTGGATCCATCCTTGTTTAACCAAGCGATAGAACCACCGTGGGAGTTTAATGCCTCGGCACTCTTCAAGGTTTCTAAAGTAGGGAAGTCACCATGCTGGACGCAAATAATAACACACATATTTACATCAACCTCCTTGTGCTTTGTGTGCACTCTCTACCCATTAGTATGAGTTTGTAACGTCTAAATTGACAAAGAATAAATGCCCTGCAGGTGCCCTTCATAGGTCTTAACAACATACACATTCATCAATCACCCTCCAATGATTATTCTTGTGCTTCTGTTTGGTGGACGTTCCACCACTGGTTTTACATTCATTCCCTACTCACTCACACCAATAGTGTAGGTGCAATTGCTTAAAGAAATGTGGATTTGGTATCGCAATTGATACCTAGTTGTTCGAAGTTAACTTGACTAAGCCACCTTTGGTAGACTTAGCAAGTGCCACACATTAATCTCACCTTTACTAAATTGTTCATGTTTAGTGGCGAGATATGCTTCAATGAATCCATCAACAGCGAGGGTCATTTTGATATACAACTCCTCCTTCTGAAACATTGGTAACAATCGAAGTTCCAATGTCTCATGGAGTGACCAACAGTAATTAAGTTGGTGGTATCTCTCCTCGTCCTTGGATGTTAGATCAACTTGTAGGTAAGGCACATGCTCTTTGGTTAGAAGAGACTTGCCATGACGAACACGTTCCCAAAAGGCAGCGTTCTCATTGAGATGAATTACTTCACCCCATTTCAAAAGCACACCTCTTAGGTAGCTGTCGAAAGCAGGATCCATCAGCCATGAGTACTCCAACACAGAGTAACCACCCTTATGTTGATGTCCACCTGCTGATTTATTCACAAGAACTGGATAGTTCTCATGTATCCAAGTTGGGCTGCGTCTTACTTCTAGTACACGTGAAACGACTTCACCATCTACTAGTTCACCAGATTCACACTCACATCCACATTCACAAGAACAACCACATGATCCATCAAGATCACATATGCTGTGTTGGTCATCACATGATGAGTATGAACCTCGTGCTTCGGTTTGATATTCTATGCACTCAGCACAGATATCATCCTCAGTACAGTCCATGTCGATAGGTATGGATTCTCGTACCATACTACTTCTACGTTCAGGATGCTCTGCTTCCCTGACAAGATCTACACAATGACGTGATTGATGAGGTGAATTAACACATTCGCAATTACTTACGTGCTCGTCGCAGTCATTGCAATGCATACATTCCTCACATTCACAATTGTCAATGTGTCTCTCGCAGTGGTCACAGGCTTGACAACTTTCACATCCACAATCAGCATAACATTCGCAGTCTGCACGACATGAGCCGTCGCAACCCTCACCACGAGGGTCATTGCCGCAACAATGAACACTGGTGTCGATGTGAACATCTCTATCGCGTGGATGACCACCCTCTAACTCGATACCGAGTGAGCGTTGTCTTCCATGACGATATTTCCTGAATCTACCTACTAACAATTCGAGTTTATCAAGGAAACTCTGTGAAGCAGGGATGGTACTACTCAAGTCTCTCTCCAAGAATGAGTCCTGTAATTACACTCACACATGCAATCAAGGATACACCCAAGTAAAGGAACAAATCACTCATGTGCTTCTCCTATCCCAACTGGTCGTGGATATATTGCCTCGTAGAGGTTTCTCGTACCAATTGACTCGTTTGCCTCAGCGTCATCAGCATTCCATCCTGAGATGTGATGCTCTTTAACACTAGCAATTAAAGCGCTAACGTAAAGATGACACTTCTTGAGGTAGAGTTGTAGTTCCCAATCAGTCCAAGGCTTATAAAACTTGAAGATTTGATCTCTACGCATATGCTTCAACCAATATAAGGAAGGGATATTGTGGTTCCCACGTGGGGTAACAAACAGATTCGACCTTTCTCGTAGAGCATGATTGAACCATATATCTGATCCATCTTCACCTCTTAGATTGTCAGTCAATCCTCGGATTGCTGCTTCTCTATAGAGGTTAGCCATTGGAATGTTCTTAGGAACAACCAAGAGCGTGAACTCTTCGAACGATTTAATCTTTAGAAGGGATTCAGTTGGAACCATCACTAGCCACAAACAAGTAAGCTTTTGCAGGTGCTTTAAAACCGTTGAAACGTAATTCCTCGATGGATCTACGATATAGGCTATCAACTTTCTTTAGAGCTGCAATAGGTGCTGCTGTACCGTCTTCACGAGTTACTGAGAACCCACGAAGTGGAACAAGCTTGCACTGCATGTCTGCCAAGACTTTTTGACATTCATCATTGAATTCTGCCACCGTTAAAGACTCGCCTTCAACGCAATGGGTTACTCTAGAAGTCATGTTTATTGGCTGTGATGGGACATTCATAAGAGCTGAACAAACTCTATTGAATTCAGTCTGAGTGACTGAACCATTTTCTAAAGACTCTAACAACGCTGCATGCAGGGTCGCCTGCATACTGCGTGACTTAGAGACCGTCACGCTCTCTATGACACCCCCCCAGTATATATAGCATTTCCACAATGTTGGGCACGACTTTGCGTGTAGGTAGTCAACATGGAGAAAAATCAAATTTTCAAACTTCGGATCTTACAGAAAATTACAGATTCGCTTTATACGCCTTAATCAGATCCTTAATGGTCTTTATCCTGTATTCGTGTTGGGCAGGGGTTACATCCTTGTTTAAACCTGAACTTTCTACAATTTTAACCCAATCGTCAAAATGTTGTTTCCAAGTTTTGTCATCATCATACATACAAGTAATATGCTCTTACGTAATATAAATCTTACTCGTCTTTAGGTATCCATACCCATTTACCATCAGAATTAAGTTTTTTAGGCTTTTTCTTACGTTCAGCGAGGTGGGACAAGAATACCATTGTGTTCGCTATCTGGTATATTAGTTTGGTTCTTTCAGAACCAGAAGCATGTTTTAACTTCTTTTCTAACTCTTCAATAATAGCCTCTAATGTCTCTCTAGAAGGAATATCCCACTCCTCTTGCTCTAATAAGCCAAAACAGTCCTTTAATCCCATCTACCAAAACCTCGTACCTTAGATGACTCTCTGTCTTGTTTATATCTAGAAACATAATATCCCATAGTAAGTCCACCAACAAAGAACGAAATTGATATAATAGACCAAATTGTGTTTAAATCCATCACATAGCCACCTTTACTCTTGCTATTCCTTTTCCACAAAACGCTGCATAGAACGTCTGTAATGGTATATTTGCTAATTCTAACGCCCTTTCTATGGTAATTCTACCTAATTCTCTTCTTTCTGGTATTGTAATTTGTCTCGAAGTTTGATCTTGAACTAGTGTTATATGAGATCCTTCTTTGCTCCAAATACGGAACTTGTGTTGTTTTAAGAACTTTATGAATTTTTTTGTCGATACTTTCTTAATCCGTTTCATGATAACTCCCATATTTTCTCTTTTTCCAACTTTCTCTTGGTCTAAAAGACATTCTTCCATGACAACATGGACAACGGACTTTCATCCAAGCATCGTCTTTATTTACCCAAAATGCACAGTTTCTACAATAACCATGTGTTAAATAAGGCAAACCATTAGATGGTGGTTTTTTCCATTCACTACGCTTCATATCACAGAAGCCTTTACAACTTATCACTATGATTTCTCCTCCATTGAAGAAATACCACAGTAATCATGTTTACTAAAGTGTTTTCCCTTGTTATATCTTATTTCTTTCATCATACATCTTTTACATATATAAGACCCCTTATAAATCTTTACATTGTCTTTGTCTTGCATACGCCAACACGTTTCACATGTTACCATTTATCATCACCAAAAGGATTTTTCTTTACAGGAACCTTTAAACGCTTCCATTTAATGGTTTTCATAACAGCTTCGTAGATTTCTTTATTCATTTTTCTCCTGAAGTTTTCTAAGTTTTATCAAAACCTGTGTATATCTGTTTTCAACACGTGTTCTATCACGCTGAATTTCTTGCAATTCATTGATTAACCAATCATATAATTTATCCACTTCCATCATAAATCGTCCTCTGTAGGTGTTAATCTTGGTTCTTTTTTATGAGTTTTTTCATGATTTAGAATTTCTTTAAAATCTGAATCCGTAGTTGCAAAATGTGGCTGATTTTCCTTAATCCACCCACAAACTCGACATGTGTACTTTATTTTATTTCATCTCCCTCATTACGTTTGCCAAGTGGCATGCACACCTGCATTTGCGTCTGTCGCAAAAAACTGTCGCACATGACGTACATCTCAACGATTGAGCCATTAGCCTTGTACCTCATACGCTCGTTGTTGCCAACTCTTACCATCGTCTTCGTTATCTTGCTTCGCTTTCTCTTCGTTTGCGTTAATCGGCTTCGCTTTAATTCGTTCCATTTCGTCTGTTACCATTGTACTTTGAATCCTAAATATGCACCTGATTAGTTGCCTTTTTGAGTGCTCGGCGAACGTTTCGTTACACGCGATACACACTATTTTTTCTAATTGTTTATTGCCGATCATCTATTCTCTATAAGTGTATCCGTATTATAAGTCTTTCTTTTATCTTCATGAGTATCTGAATATTCTTTAATTGTTTCCTTTACGTCTTTCTTACCACTCGCCCAATAGGCTATTAATAATATAGCCCCAAGCCATGATAAATAAAATGTGAATAAAAAGAATATTCCTAACCCCAGTAATACTAATCGCATATAGTGTATAATGTGTTGTTAAATATAAAGCTAAGTATTATAAAGGTTTATATTACTGGAGTATTTATTAAGTATGTTGAAAGGATGTAAGGGACTTTGTGATATTATAAAGACAAACAGACCGTTTGGTAAACCATATAGCACACATGTTTTATGTAGAAGGTGTTCTGCATGGATGCCAAGAAACATATTGCTTGAAGGTTTAAAATGTCCATGTTGTAAACAAAGAACAAAACACAAACCATCAAAGAGGAAGATATGGAACAGTTAGTATTTGTTTATGGTTCGTTACTTAAAAAATCACAGCGTAATTTAATTTTAGGTAAAAATGTTACTTGTGATGAAGACATATTAAGTGATTATTGGAAAATGCCACACCCATATTTTCAGATATATCCAACAATTAGACCAAAATCAGGTGAATTTGTTGTAGGTAAAACATTCAAAGTGAATGATGATGACTTGGAAAAACTAGACGCATATGAAACATCAGCATATTCTAAAATAGAAGTTGTTTTAAAAAGTGGTAGAAAAGCTTTGGCTTATACTGATTTAGTCTAAGAGATTTACCTTTTAGCCCTTAACACCTATTGTGTTCATAAGCAGGTATAACCTGACGACTACTTATCAATAAACTTGAACATATTTATGTTACAGTTTCGTCTTTACTATCTTTTTCTTCATAAAGTCTGTCTTCGGCAAGGAACGTTAGTTTCCAAAACGCCCTCTTGTCTTCAAGTGGGATGTCTTCGAGTTTTCCTGCTCCAAATGTTCGTTCGAACCAACTAAATAGCACTTTATAGTCGGCTGAGCTCAATTCTACCATAGTTTCTCTTAAACGCTATCGCTTTTAAAGTATATGTAGTCGCTCGCTCGCCACACGAGTCCTTCTACTGGGTTAGATATGCAAGCTCACACCACAACTACAAATATTTATATTAGTATGGGTTTTATTAGTATTATGGCTGAAACAGAACATACACATAAAGATGGTACAAAACACAAGCATGAAGGTGGAGATAAACCACATACACATGAAAAAAAGACTTCATCATGCAGTTGTAGTGAAGATATAGGCAGAAACATAAGATGCCCTTCGCATGGCGACCCTAACAAACTTTAGACAAAAAAATAACATAATTGGACAAAGTTTATATAGCATACCTTATATGATTAAACATGGGATTTAGAGACAGTCTAAAAAATGTTTTTAGTTTTAGAACAAAATCACAGACAAATACAACAACAAGACCTAGTGTAGCACAACCATATATGGCTACCGATACAGGTGCCAAACTACCAATTTTTCCATTCCCTCTAATTATGATTTATGAGTTAGCAGATAATATTGATGCATTAAGAATACCAATAGAAACACTTAATCGTGAAATGTTCAAAAACGGATTTGAAATAACTGAAAGATTCAAATACAAATGCAATAATTGTTCAAAAGAGTTTCAATATGCACCTACAGACGAAGACTCAACTGAAGTTGAACCAGATCTTAAAGCTGTAAAATGTGATTCTTGTGGTAGTCCTGATTTACGAAGACCTGTTCCAGAACACCGAAAAACACTTGAGAATCTTATGACAAACCCAGTAAATGGTAATAATCAGAATTTAGAAGATCTTTCTAGACAGCTAGAGCGTGATTTAGAGATTGCAGATAATGCATATATGTTATTATTGAAAAACTATGAAATTAATGATGCAACAGGAGAAATTGATCATGACAAAACCGAAATTAAAGAATTATTACGTATTGATCCACCTCAAGTTGGAATGATTGCTGATTCAGATGGCAGAATTGGTTATGATGATAAAAGAAACAAAGTTTTTGTGTGCCCAAGATTTGAACATCGTGAAAAGCGTCTTTATCAAGAAAAATGTGAAAGGTGTGGAGCACATGCATTGAAGGCAATTCTTGAAGTTAATTCTGTTTATTCTATTGGAGTTCCACATCCAAAACGTGTAATTTATGCAGAAGGTGAAGTTATTTGGAAAGCAGGAAAATACAAACCAAGTTTACTTTATGGTTTCTCTCCAATTTATGCAGTTTGGTCAAAAGCAATGGCATTATCACATATGGATGAATATGTTAGAAAATACTTTGATAAAATGAGACCACCAAGAGGATTACTTGTTGTGGCTTCTCGTAACTATGAAACATTTAGAAAATCTTGGGATGCATTAGAACAAAAAGCAATTGAAGATCCTTACATGATACACCCACTTATGGTAGAAAGTGATAAGGGTGGAAGAAATATGGCACAATGGATGGATTTCACAGGTTCATTACAAGAATTACAGTTTATTGAGGTTAGAAAAGAGCTAAGACAAATCATTGGTGCAATATTTGGTGTATTACCACTTTATTATGGTGAAATGGTAGGTGGTTGGTCACAAGAAGGATTACAAGTTACAATTACAAACAGAGCAGTAAAATGGGGTCAAGACATACTTTACAAGTCATTTTTCAAAAAATTTGCTGAAATTATGAATGTTGATGATTGGGATATTAAATTAGTACAGGGTGAAGAGAATGATAAGTTAGCAGAATTACAAAGAGATGGTGTAGAAATACAAAACATGGCACTATTACAACAAATGGGATTTGATGTAGAGAGAACACATACAGGCGACTGGAATGTTTCAAAAGAACCAAAATCACCTGCAGAGATGATGATGGAACAGGAAGGAGAACAGGGTGCTAATACAGGAAGAGGTAGAGGAACTGCAGCACCATTAGAAAATAGACAGGGTTTTGAAGGACAACCTAAACAAACAAGACCAAGTGATCTTGGAGGCGTTGCACAAGGCTCACCTTCAACAGGAAGTGGTACAAGCCTATCACAAAAAAACTATCCTGATGGAATAACACCAAGTAATTATAATGTTGTTAAAAAAACACTCCAATCATCAATAGATTATGGATGGAATAAGACAAAAACAGTTGATGAATTAAGAAGATTTGGAGGAATGACAGTAAGACAGGCAAGAGCAATAGTTAAAAGTGAGTTTGATGTTGTAAGGAGGTGGGAAGATGGCGAAGAAGAAAGAAGTTAAAAAAGTAGAAAAACGAGTTATTAAAAAAGAAGTTAAGCTTTCTAGTGGAACAGTAAATGTTTATAGTGCTGACTTTGGTGTTATTGATGATTTAATTGAAGAAATTAAAAAAACCACAAGAAAGGTTTCTGTTTCTGGTTACGCAACAAACAATGTATATTTAATACTATCAGATGCATTGAATAAGGTGAAGTTAGCTGGCGACTAAACTAGATGTTAATACAGGATCTACATATTTAGGTAAAAAAATATGGGAAACTCATCAAAAACATGAAGAGACGAAAGTAAATAATTACAAGGAAGCTGTGTGTTTTGGTTGTTTAAAAAATGACGCTGCTGCAGCAGGTGTGTTTGACATTTGTGGTGAATGTGCAGGAAAAAGAGGTAGAGAAGCCCTACTTGTTTCAATAAAACCTGTTTATTACGGTATGTGTTATTTTTGTGGAATATACAAGTTTCATATGGAACAAATTAATGCAAGACTTTGTAGAAGATGTATGCGACGAGTTGCAGATGTAATGAAAGCATATAATAAAAAAGGTGGTCAGTTTGGTGCAGATCCATTTTGGGTAAAGCAAAGAAAGAAAAATGGAAAAGATTGGCGACAAATATTTGGTGGAAACTTAGGAAATCAGCGTTAATCTGATTTTAATATTAAATTTATTCTATCTAATTCAAAATCATAATATCTATGATTCCAATCTATTAATTTATGTTTTGGTTTTTCGCCAAAGTATCTATCAACTTTCCATGTTAAAAGTGGTTTTCTCAAAAATCTTGGAAAAATACTTAGTTTGCTTTTCTTAAAATCAAGTTTTACTTTGTCAAACAATATTAATTTTGTATCATCTGTTTTATATTCATCAATATTGCCGTTACGAAAATGACATAGTGATTTTTGTAGTAATGGTCGTTCTTTTTCTTGGTTTGTGTTAGTAACAACCCATAATTTATCTTTTTCATGTATATACATATCAATTATTTTTAATTTTTTTAGTGGCATGTCAGTAAATCCTTTATACCAGTTTTCAAACTCCTTCATGTTTTCATATACATAAATTGATGATGCCATATTCATATATGTTATAATTGATTAATAAACCCTACGAATCCTTAAATAAGTGAAATGTAATAAAATAACATGTTCGAAATACTAGAAACACTATTTGAAGAAATAGTTATAGGAATAGCACTTGGAAGTGGAACTACATTAATAGCATATTTTAGGAAGATTTCTAACACACAAAAAGACCTATGTTTGCGAGTAGAACAACTCCAAAAAGCCCTTATTATTTTGGCAACAGCACTAGATAGACAGTCTAACAGGCTTCATGAAGAAGCAGATTCCGACCTAGAAGATTTGGTAGGCAAGGTTTTAGACAAATAGTGTCATTATACTTAAATACACCCTTGTTTGAGTTCATCCATGGTAGATCCAGTATTAATAACTGTTGTAGCAGCAGTAATTGGTGCAGGGTTAAACACATTACGAGGATACCTACATAGAACAGACGAGTCTTTCTCTGCAAGGAAATTCGCAGGTGCTTTAATCATCTCTACATTCGCAGCAATAGCAATAGGTCAAACTATCGCTACTGAAGGCATTGGAGAGGTAGGTTTAGTCTTAATAGGCTTGACCACTGGTTTCGCAGCCGATTTCGCTATAACAAAAGCAAAGAAAGATTAGAAAAGCTATGTTTTGGGTCATAACCCAACTTTTCTTCTTTTTTTATACAAAAACTTTAATACTAAAGGCAATAGATGATTTATATGGATAAAGTTCACTTTACTGGTTTACAAAGTGCATTAAAAGGTATGGACGGAGTTAATTCAGAAGAACGTTTTTTTGAAGGTCTTTTAACGGTTCAGATGAAAGATAAACAGGGTGAGGTCACAATAGTTGATGAATTATACAAGGTTTTACCTGTATGGATGGATAGAGGAGCACCTATTACAGACACACACTCAAACAGAGTTATAGGAAAAGGCATAAATTATGCTTTAACATCTGCTAGAAATTCAGAAGGAGATCTTTTACCTGCAATTAAAATAACAGGAAAAATTTACAAAAATTACGAATTAGACAACTTAATTTGGGATAAGATTAAAAATGGAGAGTATAAGGGATTATCATTTGGTGGAGCAACAAGAAGCCAAAGAACACCAATGAAAATGAAAGATGGCTCTATGGCATATGCTTTAAAGGATTTAGAACACTATGAGGTTGCAGTTTGTAAAGACCCTGCAGTCCCAATGGCTATCATAACAGATGTTAATAGTATTGCAAAAGCAGACTTTAATGCAACAGAAAGAGGAGATGGTAAAATGGTTATTAGATGTAGTAAAATGGGATGTTTTGTTGAAAAA